TGCTTCTGGCATATTAAATCCGCAATACATACCATTTGAACTCATCCAGTAATCTGAATCCCAAACTGTTGAAAAAATAATAGGATTATTTTTAGATTTAGACATTTTTAATTCTCCTTGTAAATTGATTAGTGATTAGGGTATTGGAATTCCAATACCCTAATCACATGGTTGTTAGAATCTTCTGTTAATACTGAATGGATCGTTGCGTTTTGTTGATGCTTCATCTAAGGATAAAACTAATTGGGGCAAATCTCCCTTTCTCTTTAGCTCTTTATATTGCATATACGCTTCTGGGAATATTCCTTTCAATGCTTCTTGTTCTAAAGAAGATCCATGGATACTTGAATTAGTATTAAATATAGATCTAATTTTTAGTCTGTCATTTGGATCAATATCTTGTCTGTTAACAAGTATTCTTGCGAATTGTCTAATTGTAAAATCAATTCCGTTCCAGTTGAATCTATTAACGATTGAACGACCTCTTTTTAGAGGTTGTCCTTCAAATAGTGGATCTTCTTCTACTATTTGGTTAGGAATTTTCCCTATAGGATAAAGTTTAACTAATTCGCCATTAACTTCAATTGAATCCTCTTCAGGAAGACCATTTTCAATATCGGTAATATAATCTAGTGTTTCATTAACTGCTACTTCTATAGTATCTGGTTTGAAAGCTATTATTGCTTTATCTCCAAATTTCTTAATAAGTGTTTCGTAGATACGATTTTTCTTATTTGGTTTGTAATAAGGAAGTAACTCTTCTATTCCAAGATCTTCCATACGCATTTTAAAGCCATATCTAGTTTGCAATGCTATCATTTCTGTGTCAATCTCTGTCGTTTTAGGACTGTTCTTTGGGCCTCTTAGGAATCTAATAGCCATTCTTAATTTAGGGACTGCTATTCCGTTTTCTTCGCAGAATAGTTTTCTTAAATCACCGAATGGAGTTACTTCTTCATCTGAAAGCATTTGAAGACCGCATGGATCTCTTGTTATTTCATATCCTTTAGTAGCAAGAATAGATTCAACTTCTGATGGGGTAAGACCCATTACGTTTGCGGATTGATCAATACGGTTTTCCCATGTATCGGGAATGGTTGATGTGTTTGTGTCTGACATAATACTATCTCCTTTTCTCACGCACTCCTGTATACCTTACAGGGAAAGGATAACCACACTTTGCAGTTACAGGTCTATTATACAACATAATAAAAGATTTTCAAGAAAAATATTTTAAAGGTATATTTCACTAAGAAAATTTCAAGTAAAAATTACTCAACCTTTTTCTTACTTTTGAGAAATATATACATGTTTTGAGTAAAAAATACTCGGAAAACCATATGTTAATTTTACGTAAACTATTGAAACAGAAGCAGTTATAGATTATAAAAGTCTCTCTTTAATAGAATAGTATAATATAATAGGTACACCTAGACACGTCTAAATATAAAATAATAATAAAAATAGTATTAGAAAATTTTAAATTTGTTTGTTTTTCTGAGAATTCGTATTTTCTGATAATTCTTCCATTTTTCTAACTAAATCTTTTGATCTTCTACCTACTTGTCTATACCATTTAGAATTTATCATTTCTTTAGCTGCTGTGGAATAATCATAATTAGAAAGAGCTTCTAAAAATTTATTAAAGCCACTTAATTTAGGCATACCCATATTATATGACATATCAACAATAGCAAGTTTAGCATTTTTAGGTAATTTATCAAAATTAGGAACAATAGAGTATATAGAGTTTAGAATTCTATTAATATCATAATCAAGTAATTCATTGGCTTGTTCTATATTTATTTTTCCTTTTCCGCTCATAATTTCTTTATAGTTTATTCCAAGTCTTTTAAATATTGATAATATTTCAGAAGTATTTCTTCCAGTCAAATTAAATCCATACCCAATAATCATATCTTTTTTATTTGGATCTTTAGCTTTGTAAAAATGGGGTTTGCCTTCGTATGTTATAATCCATTGTATTATTTCTTCTTTCGACAACTGATTATTTTGAAGTTGTTCAGTATTAGATAATGTTTTTGGATTAATATTTTGTTGTGTTTCTAATTTTTCTTCTTGATAAGGTTCTTTATTTCTTTCTATAACATCTTTAATTCTAGATATCATTTCTTTATCGTTAATTGTTTCTTGTATTTCTTTTTCAGAAACTTTATATTTTTGAGCAGCGTTCCAAATAGTAGATCCAGATAATACTGCAATAACTGCATATATTAGTCCAAGCCCCAATATATTTTTAATTCCAGCTTCTTTATATAAATCTTCTGCTATAATAGCTGTTTTATACCAATTTTCTTGTTGCATAGAGGTTTTCCGTTCCTATTTATAGAATTACTAACTGAAAATTATTTCCATATAAAATTTATAGATTCCTCTAAATGAAATATGTTCAACTAGAATTTGATTTCGTAAATAGCCTTAAAAAAAGAAATTGGTTTACAGAACATTTTAGACCTCAAATTGGATGGAATTCAGATGGGCAAGAAGGGTACTGGACAAAACCGGAAGAATACAAATGGGATAGTGTTAGCAACATATGGAAAAATGTGCTTGATCACGTAAAAATTGGATTTGTATTTAAATGGAAGTTTTAGCCTCTTCAATTGTATAATAGCCGCAAACGTATTATCATTGGAGGGCTAGAATATGGGAGAACTATATAACGTGAATGAAATAGATAAAAAAACCGAATCTTGTTCTAATAAGCAAAAACAATTGACAAAATTTCGTGAGCTTTTATCTTTAATTATAAAAACAACACCACAAATTATTTCTATAACAGATTGCGAAGAAAATGGTGACATGTCGTTTGTTATTCCATTAAAGGATTTAGGATTAAATGCATATCATTTTTCAAAATATAATAAAGAATTATTTTCAAATTATATTGTTGATATGTTAGGAGAATTGATAATTAGAGAAAATCTTCATTTATTTGCTTCTCACTTAACAAGATTAAAATTAGATTTTTATGTCAGTGCAGTTAGTCGTAGCATTCACAGGAGATTTGGTATGCAAATAGAAAAAGGTTTTATGACATTCTATTTTCATATTAGTTTAATTCAAGATATACTTACAGAAGATTTCAAACATTAAAAATGTATCACCATTTGTGTTTTCGTACTCGTCTAACGTTATTTTTTGTATTTATCATTTATGTTTTTTATTAGGGGGAATAAAGTGTCTAAAGATATTAAAGATGGTAAAATAATGGTTTATATTCCCCCCGGAGCTCATATTAATGTGGAAAATACTCCTGATGCTCCACCACCAACAAGATATGAGAGGAATAGATGGACATTTGATATTAATTCAGTAAGGAATTTTGTGAAAGGTATCTATGGTAAAAAAGACGAATGAACCGTTAATTATAAATCCAGATTTTCAAATAGATAGATTGCCAGAAGTAAGAGTTAAATCAATTAGCTTTAAAAACTATAAAGCATTTGAAAATTGCACGTTTGATTTTGTAGACCAAGATAATAAGATTCGTGAATTTTCTTGTTTTATTGGACCAATGGGATCTGGAAAATCAACTACACTTTATGCAATTCAATTACTTTTTTACAATTTTGAGGGGTACGACAAATCACGTATTGAAAATCAATTAAGTAAATCTATTAGACATATTGAAGCTAGAAATAAAGGAAAAAGTAATTTTCTAATAACAGCAAAAATAACTATTGATGGAAAATTACACACTATATCCATAGATAAAAATGGTTTTAAAAGAAAGCATCCAAAAGAAATTAAGGATTTGCTTTATAGAATATGCTATTTATCTAAGCTTGACCAAGATCTTAATAAGTTTCAGTTAAAAAGAGATAAATGGGACAAGTTTAAAGAATTATTTGAATCTGTAACAGGATATACAATTGAGGAATATGCAAATCCATTTTTTGATAATAGTAACGATCCGCATTTATCAGAGCTATTAAAGAATTATGTATTAGACTTTTTAGTAAAGAAAAAATATGAAACTATTCATGCAAAAGAATGTAGTGATGGAGAAAAGAAAATAATCAAATCTTTTTCAACCATGTTAAATCTTGAATATACTCCACCTATTATATTAATTGATAATTTTGAAATGCATGTTCACCGCTTTCGTCATATGGTTTTATTAGAGTCTCTTAGAAAATGTTATCCGACGAGTCAAATTTTTTCTACAACCCATAGTCATTCTATTTCAAAAGTTCTTGGAGAAAATGCAGGAGTCTATGATATGAGATTGTTAAGAGAAAATTCTACTGTGAAAAAAGAACCTTGGAGATTAAAAATAGTAGATGAAATAGACGATTGTATAATAAAGCTGAAATCTACAGAAAGCGATCCGAAATTGCTTACAGAAGCAAAAAGTATCCAAAAAAAATGCTATGCTCCAATTAAAGATTTACAAAAGTTTAAATTGGAGGTTACAAGGTTTTTAGGAAAAGTTTCTGAACTCTTTGTGAGAGATATTTGTTATGGTAAATAAAGTATTGGGAGTTAATAATATGTCTAAAGATAATGATATTGTTGGAGCAACTGAATTTACAACATATGAAAACGTAAAAGATGAATCAACAAAAGAATATTTTAGAGGAAATCAATTCAGCATTGATGCTTTTGAAAAAAAATATGCTCTTATGGATAATACTAAAGAAACATATGTCCAAGCTTTAAAAAGAGTTTGCGATTATGTTGCATCTGTAGAAAAAAACGAAACCTTAAAAGAATATTGGTCAAAAAGATGGTTCCATGAAATTTACAATGATTGGTGGCATCCTGCTGGTTCAATTATGCAGGGGGCTGGTAGCGGAAGAAAGGTATCGCTCAGCAATTGTACCACCTTATCTCTAGGCACAGGAAGAGAAGGCGAAGAATGGGATTCGCTAGAAGCTATTATTAGAAACACAGCTTATTCTGTTGCTAAATGTGCCGCTTATAGACAGGGATTAGGAGTGGATTTTTCCCGATTGCGCCCTAGAGATTCCACAGTATTAAATTCTGCCAATAAATCAACTGGTGCTATTCACTGGATGTCGTTTATTGATCAAATTGGTTATTATGTAGGTCAAAGTGGCAGATTACCAGCTTTTCTTTTCTCTATTTCTTGTAAACATCCAGATGTTGAAGAGTTTATCAAGGTCAAAGGGGATAAGTCTAGAATTCAAAACGCAAATATATCTGTTCAATGTACTGATGATCTTTATGAAGCCGCCAAGAAAGATAAAGATTGGGAATTATCTTTTGAAATACCAGAGCAGAAAAAAGGTCAAAAAGTATATGTAGATGAAAATTCTGCAATGCCAGATTGTAAAAAAGATGAAAGTGGAATTTATTATATTGCATCGCATGATAGAAAAGGCGAGACAATAAAGAAAACAATAAAAGCAAAAGCGTTAATAGAACTAATTGCTAAAAATATGTTTTCTCATGCAGAACCTGGAATACAGAATATTGATATCGCAAGAAAATATTCAAACTCTGATTATGTATATGATCCGTTAGATGAATATGATTCCAGAATTGTTAGCAGTAATGCGTGTTGTTTGTCAGAAGATGCACTAGTAATAACAGACAGAGGCAGTCTTACTATGAAGGAGATATATGAGATTTTCTTAAAAAATCCAGAAGAAAATATATTGGCTATGTCATATAATCTAAGCCAAAAAAAATATGAGTTTAAACCAATATTAAACTCTTGGCAAAAAAGAAATGATGTTACTGTTAATCTTGAAATAGAAGAAGATGGAAAAATTTACAAAGTAGAATGTTCAAGTGACCATCCAATTATGACAAGGAATAGAGGTTATGTTCAGGCAAAAAGCCTTACATCAGATGACGACATAATGATTTTTAAATAAAGGATTGTTTTTGATGGATTTGAAAACTTAAAATGTGAAGCGAAAAGGAGAATTCAAAATGGGCAAACTGTTAAAAATAACAATAAATGAAGAGATTAAACCTCTTTATGATATTGAGATAAAAGATAATCATAATTTTATAGCAAATAATATCGTTGTGAAAAATTCGGAGCAATATCTTTCTCGTGATGGTCTCTGTGTTCTATCTTCTATTAATTGTGAACGATTTTCTTTTAACTTAGAAGAATATGAAAACGAATTTAAAATTATAGGTCCTTCAATTAATAGATTTTTAGATAATGTAAACGAATGTGAATTAAGATATAGTACATATTCTACCCATATTCAAAAAGTCGGTATTGAAAAGATGAGAAGAACTGGTGCTGGCATGACAAATATTGCAGCATGGTTATTTAAGGGGAATCTTCCATATGGGTCAGACCAATCAGCAGAGGCAATGGAAAAATTCACAGAACGATATTGCTATTATTTATATAATTCTTCTATACAACTAGGAAAAGAAAAAGGAAATTTTGGTCTTTTTAATAAAGAGAAACTTGAAAAATCTCCATTTATAAAAAGAATGAAAAAATTAGGACTTGAGTTTGATACATTAAGAAATGTTACTTTAGTTAGTATCGCGCCGAGTGGCACTTTGTCGTTAATGTTTAGAGATTCAGTAATGAGTTATGGTATTGAGCCAGCATTTGGGATGTATTATTGGAAGAGAACTCGCATGAAGGGCAAATATTGTTATTATTTTAATGTCCCTTCTATTGTAAGAAAAGCATTCAAGAATGCAGGATTTGAAATACCAATAAATAGTGACACAATTTTAGATGATTGGCAAGGAACAAAAGGTAAGCCTATCGCTGATTTTATTGATGCTAATAAGAAAAATATTGGTGTTGTTTTTAAAGATGCAACAGAGATTACATGTTCAGAAAAGCTTGAATTAATGTCAAGAGTTATGAAATGGGTTGATTCTTCTATATCAGTAACTTATATGTTACCAGAAAATTCTGATTGGAAAGATGTTTATGATTTTATAATGTTAGCGCATGAAAAGGAAGTCAAGAGTATTGCTGCATTTCCAGATAAAAAAATGTACGGAATTATAGCTTTTGTTCCATTTAAGTCATTAGCTATAAAACTTAAAGGAGAAGGTGTTTTTATACATCCTCAAAATTTCTCTGATGAAGAGTTAAAAGAACTTAGTATGTCAAGAGAAAATATTGTTTTGAATACAACAACAGCACCACAAAGACAAGATGTTTTGGATGCAGATATTCATAGTGTTACTGTTAATAAGGAAAAGTTTATCATTGTTGTTGGTTTACAAAATGGAAGTCCGTATGAAATTTTTGGTGGAAAAATGAACGGTTTAAAGATTGAAATGGATTCCAAGCATTTACCGGGAAAACTACGTAAGATAAAACGTGGTCAATATTCCCTAGAGTTTGAAGAAGCCATTATTAAGGATTTTTCAAAGCAATTTACACCTGTTGAGAAGATATTATTTAGGTCATTATCTTTAATGATGCGTCATGGAATACCTATTATATATATTGTGGAGCAATTAAATAAAGCTAGTGATGATATGTTTTCTGTCTCTGCGGCTACATGTAGGGTGTTAAAGAAATATATAAAAGAGGGGCAGAAAATAAATGGAAGGTCATGTCCTAGTTGTGGGTCTAGCGATCTTTTCTACAATAATGGATGTACGGCTTGTTCTAATTGTAATTATTCTGCTTGCGGATGAATATGGGTAATAAATAGAAAGGAGTGAAAATATGAGAGCAGATTTAGAAAGGAAAAGAGACGATTTTTTCAAAAATTTAACTAATGCTGACAAAAAGTAAATTCAAAGACTCATTAATAAACTAAAAAATCTAAAAAAATTTAGATTCAAAAGATAACAAGGGAATAGAGATTTAGAAATAAACGATTCAGAAAATTTTAAAAAGTGTTTAAACGGCTAAGGATAAAAATGAAATACAAAGTTCCAAGAATTCTAAAATCAGAAATACTCATAATAGAAATAGATAATACTAAAAATGATGTTAATATGGAACAAGCTAGAGATTTTTTCAGAAAAAACAATGTTGCTAATTTAACAGAATTTGAATCGCCTTATGAAATCAAATTTAAAACGGCAATTAGAACTCCAGCTTGTAGTATAGAATGCGCTAGTAATCCTAAAGAATTTAAAATCCCCAACCGTTTAGACCAAATATTAGTTTTTAAAAATATTTATTAAATATATTAATTTGTTTTACCGTCAATATTCTGTATAATATATGCGGAAAATTATAGTGGGAGAAAAATGAATTACAAACTAACAGATAAAAATGGTAAAGCATTTTTAATAGGATCTAATTGAAAGACAAGAATCTAATCATTGTATTCTAATGGTTGGTAGACCTATTGATGAAGCAGAATGCAAAATACTTCAGTCGGCGTGGGGGTTGTTGACTCGGGAGTTTCATTATTATTTATTTGCCATTGTTTTATACCTTGCACAATCTCTTCTGTATAGTCGTGCCCTTCATTACTAATGCTTTTAGCATATGCTATTATCCCATTCATACCTTCTTCTTCATATGCGTCTTGTATTTCATTCGAAATTTCCTCGCCGTATCCATGGTCCAAAAAATAATCTAATGGTTCTTCTATCATAATATATTCCTTCTGATTTTCATTATCCGTTCTATTTTCCTTTTCATATTATACAAATATCAAAAAGGAAATCAAACCCGATATCTTGAAATAGTAAAGAAATCTGCTGGAGTATTTTGGGGGCAGGATAAGGACCACAAGATAATCAAGAAAGTTTTGAAAAACAAACAGTATTAAGTAGGATTTGTTTCACACTTTATTGTATAATAATAGTGTGAATCTTAAACTATACAAAATTAATGATCGATACGCCTTTTCCATAGAAAACTTTTCTTCTGTGGATCACTGTATACTATGCCCTGACATTAAGCCAACATATAAATATGCTTGGCAAGCCTATAAAGATGCCCACTGGCTTTATAAAACCCAATCTATTCACATTAGTACCCTTCAAAAATCTGCCGCTGATGACCTAGAGGTTACAGATATATCTTCTAGTCAAGAAGTATCTGCGGAGCAAATGATTATTGGACACTATTCAAAAATCTTTGATGCAATAATAAATAGAAGTAAATCTTTTAAAGACGAAAAAGAAAAAGAAACAGTATATAAAGAAATAAAAGCTATTGTTGGCGGATTACTTAAGGTAAAAGAAAGTCTTGAGAATGACAAAGATAAGAAGGATATAGATTCTATTTTGGATGATTTTAGGGATTTAGTAAAAGACACATTCTCTACATTTCTTGCAAAAGACAAATCGGAAATGGAATCTAATAAGTCCCAAGAGATTCCACCAATCCCTACAGACGATCAATCACAAGAAGTTCCCTCTGAACAATTACCTATTACTCCTATGGCACAAGTAGATGCTATCATGAGATATGGTTCAAATGGTTCAAATGGTTCAAATAGTTCAAATAATTTAAATGATATAAGAGATGAAGTTATAGATGAATATGCCGAAAGATTATGCAAACATATGGAAAAGAATCATCCTGACGCCATATGCAAAATAGATTACGAAAATGGTGTTTTAAGAATGGTATCTAAGGATGAAAACATTCTAAAGGTTTCTATCAATTCTGATTTAAATATACAAGATGTAGAGCCATGCGGAGAATTATCTAAAATGTTTCCTTTGCATTCTTTACATTTCTATCAAAAGTATTGGAAACCTATTGTGGAAAAAATAGGTCACTGTTTACCAAGAGATCTTGGAATTATTATTTGTCCTGAAAAATCTACATTACCAGATATACCTAATAGTTTCCCAACTTCTGTTAGAGTTATGGGATGGAGTGTTAAGGATAAACAAGAAAAACCAATTGAAGTTTATTTCGGAGGAGATGAACCAACATGGGTATTAAGACATTTAAAGTTTATAAAAGACGCAGCTAAAGTAATAAAACCATCTAAATATACCGAAGAGGATTTTATAACTAATCAGCCCCGTAGTGTAAAATGTATTGATCCAAAACTAAAGAGTATTTATGGAAAAATAGGAGAAGTTGTTCAAGTAATACCACTAGAAGAACATATAGAACTAGATATTAACTTTGGCAGATTAGTGGTTAGACTAACAGAACAACAGATTGAATTAATAGATGCAGTTCCGACTAATAAATAAGAAGCTTGGTGTTAAATCTATATCTATCTTTTCTGAGTTTAGCTATCCAGAAAACATTAAAGATATTTGTTATATTAAAGATATAGGTTTCTTGTGCTTATGTGACAATTCCATAATTAAGGTTACAGATCAAGAGTGTAATCAAGTTATATCTATTGATAATCCCATGTCTATTTGTAAAGGTAGCGAAGGACATGTTTATGTTTCATATCAAAATGGAATTAGGGATTTTAATTATTTAGATGGATATTATCATAGTGAACTATTCGGTAATGAAGAATTAGAAAATATTTATAAGCCTTTAAAAAAGATAGGTGTTAGTGGGATATATGTTCATGCTTTGGGAAATACTGTTGGGTTGTCTATATCTCCATTAAACAAAGTATATGTGATTAGAAAAGGATCTGTTTATAAACAATATGGGTCTGGACTTCCTACATATGGATTATCTAGTTCAATGCAATTGAATTCATTTTACAATCCTTGTGGAGTTTTAATGTATAATGAATCAACTGTTTTTGTGTCGGATACTATGAATGGATGTATTAGGTCATTGGGTGATTCACATAGGATAATTGTAGGAAATCCATTAGCCCCAACTATTTACCCAACAAAACTGCTAATTAGTAATAAAAAGGATATTTTGTATTATTTAAGTAAAAATTACTTAAGAAGTGTTACAGTTAGCGATAGTAAAGATGCTATGCTGTATGAAAACGAACATATATTGTCTATGTCTATGGTTGACGATAAGATTTATGTGTTAGAAGGTATATAATGAGTAGAAAGTCAGTAGAAATTTTAGCCCCATCCAATCCACTTATTAATGCGATTGGAGAAATTAAGAAAAGCCATGAGTTAGAAACATTAGGAGCGGAAGCTGTTGCAAAGAGCAAAGAAAAAACTATAGCGGACATAATGGAATTTTGTGACGGTCCTGCCTATTTAGATTTGTTAAATCCAGAAAACGATTTGGATCTTTATGTTCCGCAAAGAATAATATTAAAATGTTTTTATATGGGCACAATTGGAAATGAAAAACTAGAACTTAGTCAGAAAGAGTGGGAATGGTTATATGGTAAAGAAGACGATCAGGAGTTTGACGGGGTAGTATATAATAAGAATATAAAAGATGTAATAAAGAAGATGCATAAGAGAATTAGTGATTCCGATATGCCTTATTTTAAAGAATTGCAACTGGTATTAGGTCGTAGAGGCACGAAATGCAATGAGATAAACGAATTAATATCAACAACAGAAGGTTCTATTACTTTTGGAGAGTTACATAATAGATTGTCAAAAGGAGAGAAAATTGGAATTTGCACTTACGACCAGAAAACTTGGAAAAGAAGTATAACTTATGATATAAAATCTGAAAATAACGGGATAGTTAGTTGTTTTACTATAGAGACAAAAAGAGGGATAAAGGAAACATCTTCCGAGAACCATCCTTATTTAGTTTGGAGAGACGAATGGGATAAGCCTAAATTCGTAAAAATATCTGAAATAAAAAAAGGTGATAGAATAGCGGTTGCAGAATGCACGGAATTATTTGGCAAGGGGAGCATTGGAGAAAACGAAGCTGCATTCTTAGGGCAAGATCAAGGATATGGCGCAAATGCTAATAAAGATATACCCTCATGTATATATAGGGGTTCTAAATCTGAAGTTGCTATATTTTTATCTAGATTATTTGAAAGGCAAAAATTTGTAAATATTGAAGAAAGTAGTTCCAATTCATTAACCGTATATGTCTCTTCTTCTCCAGAAACAGTTTATGGTGTACGACACTTGTTACAAAAATTTGGAATTCATTCATCAATAGAAAAATATGCAATAGATATATGGAAATTAATAATTACGGAAAAAAAATATTTAGAAAAATTTGAAAAAGAAATAAACGTTTTTTCTAAGAAAAATAATCTTAAGGCAAATATTAAACCTATAAGTTCTGTTGAAAAAAATATTATAGAAAAATCAGATATAAAATGGGATGAAGTTGAAATGGTTTCTGATGCTGGCAAAAAAGAAACAATTGCTTTAGAAGTAAAAGGAACCAATGTTATTGGTAATGATTTAGTTTCTCATAATACCCTTATGGCTTCCGTAATAACTGCATATGAAGCCTACAAACTATTAGTAATTAATAACGGAGATCCACATGGATATTATAGGCTCCCTGCCGATGATGAAATAGCTATTATTAATGTTGCTTTGTCTCAAGGGCAGGCAGGTAGATTATTCGGACAAATTCAATCTAGATTGAGAAATTCACCGTTTTTTAAAGGAAGAATTGCAAAAGAAACCGCTTCGGAAATAAGATTATATACCGATAAAGACATATCTAAAAAACTAAAAGGAACTAATATTAGTGTTAATGGTTCTATTATTTTGCTTTGCGGACATAGTAACCCAGATTCACTTGCAGGATATAGCACCATTTTGCTATTATTCGATGAAATTGCTTATTATGACGAAACAGGACAAATAACAGGAAAATATTTTTATACCCGTTTAAAACCATCTCTTTCTAAGTTTTTCAAGTATAAAGCAGCCAGAATAGTTCAAATTTCTTCTCCTAAAGGCAAATTAGGTATTTTTTATGATACATGGGTAGAAGCTAAAAATGATGATAGCATTCTGTCATTTCAGCTTCCAACATGGGATGTAAATCCAGACGTTCCATATAATGAGCCTGAATTAGCTAGAGATCGACGTTCTAATCCAGAAATGTTTGCGGTAGAATATGGTGCTCAATGGGCAGAAGGTGGTTCATATCATAGATATTTCCCAGAAGATCTAATTAGAAGGTGTATAAGAGGAGATTTAAGACCACATGCCCGTCCAGAACCTGGATTTAACTATTATATTCATGTTGATCCTGCCAAAAAAGGTAATAATTATGCTGCGGTTATGATTGGAAAGAAGAGATACACAAATCAAAGAGGACAAAAGAGAATAAGATGTGTTTTGGCGGGATTGTGGATATGGAGGCCACTTCCTGGAATTGGCGTTCAATTTAATCAAGTTGATAGAGATATGATAAATATTTGTAGTATTTTTCATCCTATTTGCGTTACATATGATGATTATCATTCCATGCAAAGTTTACAATTATTAAGAAGTCATGGGATTAATTGTCGGGAAATATCTTATAATCGCAATGTAAAGGCTAAATTATATCAAAATTTGAGAGATATAATGGCTTATGAACCAGAACCAGAACTATATTTATATGATATTGGTGGAGATTCTTCTTTATTAATAGCAGAACTTACTAATTTAAATCTAAAACAAACACAAAATGGTTATTCAATCATACCAGATAGAAATGCAGATGTAAAGACAGATGATTTAAGTGACTGCATCGCAGGAGCTTGTGCATCTGCCAATGAAGGAATAAGAATGGGATTGCCAGAGCCAGTAACAGTTAGAACAGGATGGATGTAATAAGAAAAGGATTTTTCAAGAATAATATAGAAGAAATTATAAAACCAGTATAGGAGAGAGAATATGTCTACATACAATTTTGCTAAAAGTAAAAAAAATAATTTAGATCACACTCATACTAATATGAGATTAAAAGATCAACATGTTGATGCACCTGAAACAATTACAGAAAAACAATTTGGTAAAAAATATCATACTGGTGAGCCAGATGTAACTATAGAATCACAGTTGGAGAAAGTGCGTACTGGTGGGGCAGATAAAATAATTGAAAAGAATCTTAATGATTCAAAAAGCAAATTTGGTTCTAAGCATAGAAATGCTGAGGCGTATGAAGGCGATATTAATAAATTAGAAGAAAAACGTCTTTCTGATAAAAAGGTTGAAGATGAAAAGTATTCTGCTTCATCTGAAACACCTAAGAAGGTAAGATGGTGGGATGGTTTAAAGAAGTCCCAATCAAATAAAACAGTAAAGACTGCTGCTTTTGGAGATGAAGACTTTGAAGAAGGACATGAATTTTATCCTGAAGTTAGCTTTAGTCGTTTAAGAAAAATGCCAGGTGTTGATCCTGAAGAGGAAGGCGTAATTCCAGATGAAGATTTTTCTGGCAATCTTGACGATCAAATTGATGTAATTGAAGAGGAAGATACAGAAAAGGAATTAGAAAAAGAAATTCCACGTAAAATGTTTATTACGAGAAATAAAGAAGGACAAACCCCAATGCCACATATAAATATGGAGTTGGCATTTGATCCAGATTCTTTTAATAATGAAGAAGAAATTAGAGAAGCTGCGCTAGAAAAAGTTCTAGAGATTAGACCTAATCTTGAAGGTAAAATTGACGTAAGTAATTTTTCACAAGTTTTATCTGGCTCTATTGATTCCAAAATTAGGTTGTTACTAGTAGGGGATGAATATTTCACCGATGATGGTGGAATGGATTCCGACGAATCTTCTATATTTACAAATATAGAAAGTGAAGATGTAGATGCCGGTGGAACTCCTATGACAGTTGGTAAAGTGACACTTAGTCCTCATGCGGAAGCTATGGAGAGGGAAGATTTATTGAAAGGTCTTGTAGATTTTATTACCGATAAGACTGGAATAAATGTTTCAGAAAATGCAATTCAGATAAACTTTTCTAAAAATGAGGCGACTTTTGCATTTGATCCAGAGGGTATGGCTGTTTCAACTAATACCGAAGAAAATGCATTATTAGATGAAGAAAATGAGGAAGACGATATATTTAATTATGAAGAAGATGAGGAAGACGAGGAAGACGAAGATATTATTCCAGAAGAACCACAACCAGAATTTCCCGTAGAGGATATTACGGGAGATAATCTAAAACCTCAGGCAAAAAGCGTATATGATTTCCCAATAGTTGTTGCAGATTCAAAAAAAAAATAGATGAGGCTAGAGTTTCTAAAGTATTAAAAGATTTCTGGGATAATTTCGATCCTAATAATCTTACTGCTGCTAATAACGAAATCAGTAGTCTTATAAATGCTGCTCAGCTTTCTAGTGGTGAACGTATTAAGTTTATGTCAGATATTAGAAAAAAACTTGATTCTCGTAATATATCTTTAGATAATTTGAAAGATTCTGTATAATGTGATTACAGGATTATAGTTAGAAAGGATAATATTATGAGAGTTACAATTAATGGATTAACAGATTCTACAATTACGTTTAATACAATTGGTATAATTTTACGCGGAAATAGTTCTAAACCAGAACTATATCCAAATAGTATAGCGCGTCATATTGAAATAAATAATGAAGCGCAAATGCGCGAATTAGTCACTCTAAAGAATGCAAAACTAATTTCCGTTATTGATGAAAGTATAGTTCAAGTGCCTGCGCAGCCTGCGCAATCTGAATGTAAGGCTCCTAAAAACGATAAGCCTTTAGAAGTTAAATCTACAGTTGTTCATACTTATCAAAAATGTGATAAGCCTGTTAATTCAACATCTTCTGAAACAAATATTGTTATGGTTGAAGAGATTGAAGATATGCCAACATCATCTAAAAATATAGTTGACGAAGATTCTTTAGTTATTCCTTCTAAGAAATCTGTAAAGAAAATGGGTCGTCCTAAAAAAACAGATAAAAAAGAAAAAACAACAAAAACAAAAACAGCCAAAAAAGAAAAAGATGTTATCGTTAAAACAATAAAGCCAATAAAGCCAGTAAAACGTTCTAATAAGTTTACAGTTCCTAAAGAACTATCAAAAGAAGAAGACTCAAAAATTGTTGTTATGACACCAAATGGACCAATAGAAAGTAAATCTATTAATAATATGGCTGGTGAAATTCAAGAATCGGAAGCAACAAGGGCATCAATTGAAGCATTAAAGCAAATGGAAGAAGAGGAAAGCGTTCCTGAATCTTTGGTAGACGAAAGCAAGCTAGATATTTCACAAAGAATGGGAACAGCGGCATTTGTAGCTACTGGAGAAAATAATATTACTAAAGTTAATATGAAAAATTCTATTTTGCCAGAATCAGATGTAATTAAGAATCGTGGAGTAAAGTTTATAGATCCTACCGGAGATAATAATCCTGTTGACGAATCTGATTTAGATGAATCCATTAAAAATATTTTCATAGATAACCAAGATAGTGACGATAGTGACGATAGTGACGATAGTTTTATAGAAATCTAGTCATTAAAGGATTTTTTCCATAGTGTTAAGAAAAAGTACACGTATGGATACTGCGAAAAATAAATCAATGGTTAAAGAAGCTAGGACTTTCATGCCTGAAATCCTTGCTCCCGGGACAGGATTATCCCCATTAACACAAAAATCTATCATTCCAACCAATAACGTAACTACCATTCAAGACATTTTAAATGGTAAAAAATATAAATTACCAGGTGGAGGAGGGGATTGGTCTAGCGGAGAAGATATTTCTAAATCTTATAAAGAAGAGGGAGATCTTTATAAAAGGAGAGAAAGAGATTTAGATATACTTGCCCGTATGTCTACTCCATCTCAGCACGAACATCAAAAATGGAAGATAAGAGTTCCAGGAGGTACATACATAAGAGACACTTTTGAAATGGCTACTAAATTAAAAAGCGATCTTCAGAGTAAAGGAATAAAAGCAGTATGGGTTTCTAGAATTGCCCAAACAGAAACTAGAAGTCGCGTTGAAGTTGTATCGGAATCATTATCAAAAACGTTTATGGTGGAAAGTTATGACATTTATAATAACGTGAAAGAAGTTGGGTCTGCTTTTTGTGTTGCAGAAAACACTTTTCTGACATGTGCCCATGTAGTAAAAAAATATAATAAAAATACTGAAAAAGGACTTGATTCTAATGATATTTCTGGTATGATCAAGATATTCTTGGTTCAGAATGGTAAAAAGTACGATGCGCAATTAGTTAGCTTAAATGCTGCATGGGATATTGCAGTTTTAAGATGTAATGTTCCTTGTAATTCTTTTGGAATTGATACAAAAATTAATGTTGGAGAAGAAATATTAGCTGTTGGTAGTCCTCATGGTTTTGAAAATAATGTAACTCTTGGAACAATCGGAAGTCTAGATAAAACTATATATACTTACAAAGAAGCACCTAAATATATGTTTGTTGATTTATCTGCATTTCCTGGTAATAGTGGTGGTCCAATTGTAAAAGTTAGTAATGGGAAGGTTGTTGGAATGTTAACAGCAATAGTTTCTTCTAAAGGAGATTATGGTTTAAATGCAGGATTGCCATCATATTATATTGAACGTTATTGTATAATGGAAAAAATAATTTAAGGGAGATTAAGATGCAAATTATAAAACTAGCAGCAGGAAAACTTATTAAGATTAGAGCTACTATTGATTATGCAACTGGAGAGATGGACGTTAGGGTTGTAGACAATCCTAATGGAGAAGGCTGTAGTCATAAAGCTAACGAAAATCTATTAAGAGATTTAATGGAAGCAGATGTCCCAGAATTTGGAGATATAGAGATTTTAGATCAAGGATTAACAGAAGTTGGTTTTGCAGAAAAATATAAAAACAGAACTAAACCTCTACCTGTAAATCCTCTATTAGCTCCTAAGACTCCAACCAAACCTGGAATTGCAAAGCCACAACAGCCCGTACAAGAAGAGGGGCAATTAGATGCTGGTGGCATGGGCGTATAGTTTTTAATTTTAAAATATTATTGATGTGAGACGATGCAGGAAATTCCTACATCGTCTTTTTTGTGTCTTTCGTTTTGTGTATAATATTCCAGAAGGACTTTTAATTGTAAAAAAGAAATATATAATATGAACATACTTAAAATGTCTAAAAGTCAAATTGCTAGTAATCAATTTCAATTCTTTTTAAAAGTAAAAAAGGATTTGGGAGTAGTTTGGCTTGAAACAAAAGATTTCAAGATTAGCGATTCAACACTAGGTGAAACTCCTTGTCAATTATGGGAGAAAAACATTTTGGGTTCCCGTAAGGGAAGTATTATGAAACAACCTGACTATGTTGTTAATATTAGGTTTGTATGTATAGCAAAAGATGGAATTGTTGAAGAAGCACCTTCTTTTGATGAGAAAGAAGTAACTATTGTATTAAAAAGCTATTCTAGTAACTCAACTATTATTTCTTGGATGGTAAAAGACAATTTTTACAAAACTAAAGAAGAAACAAAAAAGGCAATAGATACCATATTGCAAGGCACACTGGGATTAACAGGAAAGAATATTGAAACCCCAATTATATTTCACAATAGGGTTAATGCAGAAAAAACAACACTTACTCCAATAGATATTGATGGTAAAGAAGGTTATTATTATCATAGATTGACAAG